GGCTTTGAGGTGTTCAGCTATGCCGGCTGCCTGCAGAGCTTCACGATGGAACTGGCTAATGAGCTGGTCTACCGCGAGCTGGTGGGCTGCACAAAGCAGGTACTGATCACGAACCGTGCCCCTGCTGGCGAGGTAATGATCGAGGCCGTCTCAATCGCAACTAAGAACTTCTTCAGTGAAGCCACCGGCAACAGCACCGGAAACCTGACCTTCCAGCATGGCCAGACCGCCGGCAACATCGTGACCTTTACGGCCGGACAGATCGATCTGGGCAATCCGTCCTACAGCGATGAGGATGGGATCCAAATGCTGACCCTGCCGTACATTGCCACCCCGACCGATTCGGGCAATGATGAGATGGAGATTGTCTTCACCTGATCCGCGTGGCTTTTGTCCTTAAGCAGTCGGACTCCTACACCTGGCCGGTGAGCATTAAGCTCCCGGCCAATGGTGGCAAGCGGGAACGGCAGACCTTTGATGCTGAGTTCAAGCGGCTGCCTCAGAGCCGCATCAATGAAATCCAGCGTGAGGTGCAGCTGCGGGTCAGCGCTGCTGAGCGCGGTGAAGATTCTGGCGAGGGCATCAGCGATCAAAGCATTGCAGCTGAGATCCTTGTGGGGTGGGATGGCATCGTCGATGGCGATGGCGAACCCGTGCCATTTAGCAATGCCGTGAAGGCGCAGCTGTTGGATGTGCCGATGATGGCCGGCTCACTGGTGGCTGCGTACTTCGAGTCGCTGGTGGAGCAGAAGAGAAAAAACTAATAGGGGCCGCTGAGCACTGGCTTGGTGGGATGGAGATCGATGAGACCGCAAACGATGCGGCTATCTTCGGCATCGAGCCACCACCAAGCAAAGCGGCCGTCAATTATCAAGTAGAGCCCGACGCATGGGCTGCAGTGCGTGTGTTCCTGAAGGTGCAGACGCAATGGCGTATCGATTCCGGTACGTTGATCGGCCTGGACTACAGCGCCGTGCGCTGGGTGTTTGATCTGCTGCAGATCGCTGATCCGGCTGATGTGTTGGGCGACCTGCAGATCATGGAGGCTACAGTGGTGGGAGCGATCAATAAGCGCAAGGGCTGAGCATGGCGCTGGACATGACAACAGCCCTGACGATCAGGGCAACGGTTGACGGTCTCGCGCAGATCGAAAATCTGCTTCGTGCGCTTGGCAAGGCGAATAAAGAAGCGACCGGGCTATCCGGTACGTTTGGCCGGCTAAAAGACGCGACTGCTGGCATTGGCGGTGCGCTTGGTGCATTGGTGCCCGCTGCCGGCATCGCGGGCCTGACGGCAATGGGCAAGCGTGCCATTGATGCAGCTGACAACCTCAACGACCTCAGCCAGCGCACAGGAGTTGCGGTGCCAATCCTGAGCAAATTTGGCGCTGCAGCAGAGGATTCAGGCAGCAGCATTGATGAAGTTGCCAAGGCAATGGGGAGGCTATCGAGGGGGATTGTTGACCCTGCATCCAAAACCAATGAAGCCTTGAAGGCGATTGGCATCAGTTCAACCGATGCTCAGGGCAAGATCCGCGGCGTTGACGCGATCATGCTGGACCTGGCGGATAAGTTTGCCAAGATGCCAGATGGCGCACAGAAAACTGCGCTTGCCATGGAACTGTTCGGCAAGGCGGGCATGAACTTGATCCCAATGCTGAACGGTGGCCGTGATGCGCTCAGCCAATACTCAGCGACCATCGACACCGAGATGGCGCAGGCTGCCGATAAGTTCAACGATGCGCTTAACAATATCGCTCGATCCGTTGCCGGCCCATTCAATGAAGCAGTAACGGCATTGTTGCCTCTCATCACACAAGTAGCGGAAGCGATCGCAGGACTGGCGCAATGGTTTTCAGGATTGCCGCAACCACTGCAAGCCACCATCGCTGGCGTTGCTGCATTGGTCGCTGGCCTTGTGATCTTGGCTCCCGCCATCAGCGCCATTGTCTCAGTGGGCACTGCACTGGCTGGCGTTTTTGCAGGTGGCGCTATCTTCGCATCGATTGCAGGTGCGCTTGGCGCTGTTGTGCCTGCAGTCACCGCAGTAGGCAGCGCATTGAGCGGACTGTTGCCGATCCTGGCTGCAGTGTTTACTGGGCCGGTTGGCTGGATTGCATTGATTGTTGCGGCGGGCGTGGCGATCTTTACCTTCCGCGATCAAATCGGGCAAGCATTTGGAGCCATTGGCCAGATGGTGCAAATTGCAGCGCAAGGACTTTATGAAACATTCATTAAACCAGTGATTGATTGGTTTGGTGGGTTGTACGAAAGCATCGTCGCTACAATGTCAAACCTGGCGAATGCTCTGAAAGCACCGTTTGTCGCAGTTGCCAACATGATCAAAGGCGTGTTAAACGGTATTCTTGGCGGCATTGAGAACACCATCAATGGCGCAATCAACGCAATCAATGCGCTGATTCAAGGCGCCAATCAAGCTTTGACTGCATTGAAGCTTCCGTCTATCCCAACGGTTCCGCAGGTATCCCTTCCGCGTTTTGCTGAAGGCGGCGTTGTCAGCGGACCAACCTTGGCGATGGTTGGAGAAGGCGGCGAACCTGAATATATCGTGCCGCAATCAAAGGCTAGTACGTTTGCTGCTAACTGGATGGCTGGCGTTCGTGGCCCTGCTGCAATTCCACGCTTTGCAGAGGGCGGTGTAGTTGCACCTGCAACCGCACAAGTGAACATTCAAACGGGACCAGTCATGCAGCAAGGTGGGCAGAACTATGTCACCATGCAAGACTTTGAACGTGGCCTTCAGGGTCTCGCCAATCAACTGCTCAGCAGCAACCGCACCAACGGAGGGCGTCGTTACGCAGGAGTCCGATGAGCAATAGAGCTCAGTCGCAATATCTCAGGATTTACAGCGGCGCTACAACCTATCTGCGCTGGCAATCGTATTATGTCGGGCAGACCGTGACATGGGAAAGCAACTCATGGAGTTACTTCCCGTTTGTCGGTAATGGCTTGATTGGCGGCAGCGTCGGCAACGATGCGGACGTTTCCATCTCAGTGCCTGCAACTGCGGCAGCAGTCTCATTGTTTGAATCTGCATTAAACGAAAACCATCTGATTGAACTGCGTGTTTACGAGTTTGATAGCCGCTTGTCGCAGGTCATTCCGCAGTCCGGTCAGCTATTGATCGGTTCATTTGTGGGCGAGGTGGTTGGCGTGTCAGGATCGTTCTCAGTTCTAGAAGTATCGTTAGGGTCAAGCCTTGCTCCTATTGGTGCGCAGGCGCCACCACGCAAATACACATCACAGCTCGTCGGAGCGCCGATCAGGCTATGAGCAGCAACATCACCGATCCGATTGCGCTTCTGCCATACCAGACGGGGTTGATTGTCACGCCACTACAGGAAGCTGCTGCTGTCGGCCAAAACCCATTGGATACCAGGCAGCGCTCAATCGTAGTAGGAGAGCCTGTACCGATTGTGTTCTGCAGGCGTGTTGGTGAAATCGGTGGGGCATTTGTCAGCCCTGGCGCCACTGAAGGCAGCTATGCAAATAGTCCTATCACGAATGAACTAACGGTCAAGCTGCAACTGGTGCTCAGCGAAGGCGACCTACCGCAACAGCAGCTGCGTGATTTGTTTCAACGCGGCTGCCGCGTTGGCACCTGGCAGCAGTCCTACAACGCGCGTACCGGCAACTGGCTACCTGGCAACCTGACCACCATCGTTGCAGGTACAACGCCATGGGACTGCCCGGCATTCTGCGGCACTGGCGGCAGCTATGCCAACATGACGACGCTGAGCTACACCAACCTGCACCCCGATGGTGACGACACATGGGATAAGCAAGTTCATTGTTTTGTGCGTGATGGAATGGAGGTCACGCGCATCCTTGATAGCACGCTTGGCTCAAGCAATAATCTGATCGATTTGGCGCTGTATTTGATCCGCCAGAGCAGCCGCTTTCCTGAGGCGATGCTGGACTTGGTGGAAATGGAGAATGCCGCAGAGTTTACTGATGCCAACGGCCTTTACTTCAACGGCATCTTTGATCAGTCGATCAATCTTGAAGAATGGATGGAGCAGATCTCTACTCTGTTCCTGCTTCGCATCACAGACAAGAATGGTAAAAAAGCATTTCGTCCGCGGTTGCCGGTAACGACAGGCGGCTCCATCTCGACTGCTGCCGTCAGCTGGGTTTATACCTTTTCCGAAGAAGACATCTTGCCGGATGGGTTTGAAATTGAATACATCCCTCTGGCTGAACGCAAGCCGATCTGTGCTCAGATGATCTGGCGGCAACAGCCAGACGGTGACATTGGAATCGTCCGCACCACTGAGGTGCGCATTGATGGTCGGGCATTGAATGGCCCATTTGAGCAGTATGACCTAAGTCAGTTCTGCACCAACGAATTGCACGCAGTCAAGGTCGGCGCTTATTTCGCGGCGCGTCGCAGATATATCAAGCACAACCTGCGGCTGCGTGTGCGTCCTGCTGCATTTAACAGCACTCTTGCATTGGGTGACATTGTGCGCGTGTTGCTACGCCGCGAAACAGATGTCGATGTGATCAGTATGCACGATTATTTGTACGAAGTGGAGCGCATCAATCGCAATATCGAAGGCATTGTCGAGCTTGACCTCACGCACTTTCCAGTCAATGGCTCTGGCCAAAGCATTCTTGCATTGATCGTTAATGACGCCACAGCGCCTGGCTATGCGCTGCCAACAGGCCGCGGCGCATTTACGTGCGATATTCCAGGGCGGGTGAACGATACGACGCCGATAGGAACGGATCCATACGTTGATCCCAATTTGCCGGATCCTGAGGATCTTGAATACAACGTACCGGATGCGCCAGAGACAACTCCGCCCGGCGAGACGCCTGATCCGTTGACCGAAGCGCCGCCCAATCCTGCTAACGGGCCGAGCAATCCATCCGATCCAAACAACAACCCTAGCGACCCATTTGAGGAAGACAACCCAGTTGGCCCTACTCTTACCGGCAACCCTCAAAATGTTGGATCCGATTTAACGGCAAATAACGTTTGCCCTGGCGCCTATGTTGAGTGGTATCGATGCCCGACTGGCAACAACAACAACGCATCAACTGTCGCCGATCAATGCACCCTGGTTACAGGTGGCGTAGAAGAGCTTAACTATACAATGAGTGATCAAGACGGCGGGCATCACATTACCGCTATTGGCAGGTGTCCAGATCCAAGTTCCCCTAGCGGCTATGGCGAGCCGTTTGTAATAGGCTTCCTTGATGCTGGCCCTTCGTGGACAATCGTTCAAGGCAGTGCGCTTTTGTATATCACAGCTAACGCGGTCACAGAACTGACGCCGCGAGTAAACTGCAACACTGGGGAAATTATACCTGAATCTAGTTCTACTCAAGCGGTCAGCGTTGGTCCATATCTTGGCCGTAGGATTGTCCAGTATAGAATCGTATACAGAGATGCACCAGTGAAAACGATTGTCTGCGGAGAAAACGCACCATATGTTTTCGCCATTGAGGTTCAATATCAGTACGCCGCCCCAGCTGTGGGGTTTGACGGTCAAACATTATTCGGCGGGATGGTTGAGCCGTTCCCGTTTAATAGCAATTTTGCATATACAGTCATCTACACCCTTGAAGATCTAGACATTGATCTTGTCTCCTAATGGCCACCTTCCCTGCGCTACAGCCACAAACACGCACCTATACGCCAGGCTCTACGCCTAGCACTGCGATCATGGTGATCAACGGCAACGAAACTAACGTGCGCCATACCAATGGCTCGGTTTCGACCACGATGCGGCTGACATTCAATGCCATCAGCAGATCAGATCAAAATGCCATCATTGCTCACTACAACACGCACAACCGATTTATTCCGTTTGATCTGGATGCCATCACGCTCATTGCCTCAGGGCTGACCCTGCCTGCTGCACACCAGTGGATTTATGCACGGCCGCCTAGCATGAGTGAAACATGCAGCAGCATCGACGTAGAAGTTGAGCTGGAACTGATTCCTCCATACAACATCTAGCCATGGCGACCTTTCCATCGATACAACCTGACGCGATCTCCTATGATCTGGGCCTATCAGGCACGGTTGAAACCGCAACCATGGCGGGGCCGATTGTTTTTAGATTGTCGAACACGATCAATAACTACAATCTCACTCTTACATACGCGAATCTCAGGCAATCGCAGATCAACCTAATCCGCCAACACTACGCTGATTCAAGCGGCACCCATGGCACGTTTGATGTGCCAATCGCACTGTGGGGAGGCGCCACCGTAGTTTCATCAGAGTCAATCTATCGATACAACGCGCCACCAGAGGAAACCCATAAGGGCGTCTACTTTGATGTTGCAGTCAACCTACGTGTGCTGCAAGGCGTGCAGATGCTCTATATTCTTGATTGCGGCGGCGCTGTTCTCCCTGCAACCGCAGCATTTAGTTCGCTGATTTTCACAGGCAATGCTCCATTCATTCTTGAAGCAGGAGGCAGCAACCCTATACTGGTGCTAAATAGCGCAGGCGCTCAGGGGTGACCACACCAACAACGGTTAACGTACGTCTCAAACTGCGCAGTGATACCGCTGCTAACTGGACATCGGCTAATCCGACGCTGTTGTCTGGTGAACTGGGACGGGAGACGGATACAGGCAAGATCAAGATCGGCAATGGCAGCACTGCATGGACTGCGCTGGCTTACCAGCCATTTGGCGCGCCAATCACTAACGCTGACATCAGCGCAACTGCTGAAATTGCCGTTAGCAAGTTAGCTGATGGCACCGCGCGGCAACTGTTGCAGACCGATGCAGCAGGCACCGGGGTGGAGTGGGCCAGCAACGTAGACATACCTGGCACGCTGGACGTAACAGGGGCCGCCACATTCGATGCAGCGGTCACGATCGCTGGTGATCTGACGGTCAACGGCACGACCACCACGATCAACACACAGGATCTGCTGGTTGAAGACAAGAACATCATCATCGGCAATGTCGCCACGCCCACTGATCTGACGGCAGACGGTGGCGGCATCACCCTTAAGGGCGCAACCGATAAGACGATCAACTGGGTTGATGCCACAGATGCCTGGACTAGTAGCGAGCGCTTCAGCTATCCACTCGGTAGCGCAACGGCGCCATCGCTGACCTTCACCGGGGATCCAAATACCGGCATCTACAGCCCTGGTGCCAATCAGGTTTCCGTGGCCACCGGCGGAACTGAGCGCCTGCGGATTGATGCGGCTGGGCAGATCGAGGCAGTCTCGCTTGGTAGTGCTGCAGCACCGGCCTATAGCTGGACGGGCGATCCCAACACCGGCATCTACTCCCCCGGCGCAGACCAAGTAGCCATCTCGACTAATGGCACAGAACGCGCCCGCATCGACAGCTCCGGCAGGTTGTTAGTTGGCACGTCTACGAGCATTGATACCGGCAGCTTTAACAACGGAGCTGGCGGCAGGGCTTACACATATCTTCAGCTTGCAGGAAATGACTATAGGGAGGGATCCATCTCTCTATCTTCATATCAAAATGCAAGTAACATATCTCCTCAAGTCAGCCTGAATAAATCCAGATCGGGCACTACTGGTAGCTTTGGAGGTACTGCACTGGGTGCCAGCGACGATCTTGGGCAAGTTGTTTTCTCTGGGGATGACGGCTCTAAATTTGTCACGGCTGCCGTTATTTCTTGTGAAGTAGACGGCACCCCCGGCACTGACGACATGCCGGGCAGGATCGTCTTCAGTACAACCGCCGACGGAGCATCTTCTCCTACTGAACGTTTACGTATTGATTCTGCAGGTCAAATTGAAGCTGGTTCGTTAGGTACAGCCGCAGCACCTGTTTGGTCTTTCCTTGCTGATCCCAACACCGGCATCTACTCCCCCGGCGCAGACCAAGTAGCCATCTCGACTAATGGCACAGAACGCGCCCGTATCGACAGCTCCGGCAGGTTGTTGGTGGGCACGTCTAGTGCGTACACCACGTCAACAGGTGTTACGCCACAGAATCAATTAGCTGGTTTATCAAATGACGCATGTTCATCAATAATCTATAACTTTCAAAACGATGCAACAACATCAGGTCTAACTT